ACGGCGACCGTCCCGTTGGTAGGTGCTGCCGGCATAGCGGCTGAGACAACGACCGGGTATCCCGCGAACATAGGCTGGGCGCCCGCTGCTATCTGGAGGGTCGTATTGCCGCCCGCTGCCAGGGCCAGGGCATCGAAACATCCTGCCTTGCCCGCCGGGCTGATAAACCATTTAGCCCCGGCAATTGCGTAAGCGGGCAGAAGAGCCATTACGGTTACGATTTCATCGGCCAGGGTAATATGCGACCATGCAGTGCAGGGCGTGGTACCGGCATCGTAGCCGGCCGTATGACCACCGTCTACGAATTTGGTCCGTATCCCTGTCATCCCGCCGTAAGTGGATGAACCGTCACCGTCCAGACCGCATTCATCCTCTTTTTTGGCGAACGCCCATGCCATCTCGTTGGCGATAATGTCCGCCACGTTAATAATCGCATCGTCGGCAAGGCTTGCACTGACCCGTGTCAATGCCGCCAGCTCCTTTGCTGTCAGCTCGACCTGATTCCATTCCATATCCGATGCGGTCGTGGCATCCGTCTCGCCGACAAAGTACGCCGTCACTCCACCCGATCGTCTCGGTATATTTATGTGGTCGCTGCCCATTGGCATCTTGAAGGCATTTGCCTGGAACATTCCGTAGGTCTCTTTCAAATCGATAATGGACTGCTCCAGCTCGTCGGGAACAATATAACCGCCGCTGGTATTTACCCCTTCGGTCTGAACGCGGATTTCTATCCCGTGCTCGCGGCACCATTGCCGGCTCTCGGCGTGGTCCATAACCGTCGCCATCAAAAACCGGCCGGCTCGATAGGCATTGATCTCGGCCTTCGGTCCCTTGAACGCCCGCAACTGTCCGTATCTGTGAAATTTCAACCCGCCGGTAACCTCTATCCGCTCGCCGGTCGTTATCTCCGGCTTGCTCTTGGTCTCGACCGGCTCTTCGAGTTTCTTTTCCGCTTTTTCGAGTCTTTCCTGTCGATTCGCCCGGCCGGTAATTTCATCGCCCTTATTCATATGGGCATCGAAATCGTTGGCCTCCTGCTCGGTCATGCCCCGGCTTTCCGAATCGACCTTGTCCTGAATATCGCGGGCCGCCTCGTACTCTGCGGCGGCTAATTCCCTTAATTGTGTAACCGTCATTTTTTTACTCCTTAAATTCTGCGCCAAAAGAAAAAGGCCCCGTTCTTGCTTTCGCAAGAAAGCACGGGGCCTCTGTAACAGGCTTTTCGTGGTTACAGCACTAACGGTTAGCTACTCCCGCTGGTGCCTGTTATTTTCTTTCGGCTTCAATACTCGATAAATTATTCCTTACTAAACAATTCTTTTGTCCGGAACTTCGGCCCGGCTTTTTCAAGAATTCAAAATCTTCTGTCTCCTGACTTCAGTATTCTGTATTCTTATTAATCAGGCTTCGGCCTGTTTTATTCTCTTTAATTCCCTGCCTGCCCGACGGTATTTTTTCATTATCTCTCTATGTCGATCGGCCGATATTGTTTTGACTACCGGCTCTACATCCCCGCTCTTAGCTTCGTTTTGTGAAACTGCGGGGATTGTATTCTCATTTTCCTTCGATTTCTGACCCGGTCCCGGCCGCTCTTTTCTTCGCATCTGCCCGCCGCATTCGGAGCATTTAATATCTTTGCAGTGCTTGTCAGTTTTCAGCGTATGGCCGCACTCGATACATTCGCACTCGTATTTCTTTTTAGCTTTTTGCTCTTGTTCCCCGCTCTTAATTTCGCCCTGCGAAACTGTGGGGATTGAATTTTGCTCTTCCATTTCTCTGATTTTATTGGCACTCAAAAAACCATCTTCTCTTTTCGCCTTCTCCAGGCTCCTCGCCGATACCGTCGTGTCCTCGTAGGCCGGGTAAGTCACCGGCCCGACGTCGAACAATCGGCCGATCTTGATAATCGTCCGCTCGGCGGGCTTGTCGTCGAAATAACGCCAGTCATCCTCGGCCACGGTAAATGCGAAGCTGCATCCGGAAATATCGCCGCGGCGGACCTCCTCGAGTGTGTCCTTTCCCGTATTGGTAGCGGGTATATCGTCCTCAAATTTCAAACCGACCGAATTACTGAGCAGTCGAAGGGTCTTGTTCTTCGTCCTGCCTAAAATAAGGTTCGGGTCGTGGTTTTTCAGGCATCGAACATCGTTATCCATAACCTCATCGAAGGCACCCGTCTTTATTTTTTCCCTGAAATATCCGAGGTCGGTAAATATGCCGTACTTGGCGGCGTAGCCGACCAGCTTCGGCTCGTCACCGTCTTCAGCGCGAAGCTCGGTCTCGTCGAAAACAAGTACCCTTCGCTCCAGCTCCGAATTGTCTGATTTTTTGTCCTTTTTGGAACCGTCCCACTGGCTCTCGCAGACCGCATATCTCTGGTCGTTGTTGGGGTACTCTTTTAACATGACCGAATCGCCCATGCATCGGTCCATGAACTCTTCTTTCGACTCATCTTTTTTCGGTTTAGGTAGCGGCATAATTTTCGCCTCCTATTCTTTTCATTGTCAATTCCGCCAGTCTGCCGGCGTCATCAAGTGATATTTTGTTCTTGCCGGTCATAATCTCGTCCAGCATTTCCTTCAATATCCCCATCGCCTGCCGGTGCCTGCCCATAATACTGGCAAACGCAATTACCGGCTCGGCAAGGATCGTCATAGCATAATTTTTGCTCTTAAACGGATCGCCGTTATTGTTTTTTATCACCCGCGACCACTGACTCGCCAGAAGCGCCCTGTGCGCGGACTTGATCTCGTTCGGCTTTTTGTTGCCAGACAAGGCGATATTGAGCGGTAATCTTATCTTCTGTCCTATCCCGCCCGGCAGTGGATTTAGATTCTCTTTCTCCCGCGGCTCATCAGGCATAAGGAAACCTGAATCTATCCCGATCTTATAGCATTCGTACCGGGTCTTCATATCCGCCCTTAGAATCGCATCGACCAGAATCTCGGCGAAGTATTTCCCCTGCTCGCCCGGCGTAAACAGCTTGTAACCGCATTCCTGCTCCCATTTCCGGAACCAGTAGAGCATTGTTCTCTTGTAGAACTCCAGCTCCAACTGCTCGACGTTGTTATATTTGGAATACTCCATCGAACCCAGCATGTGCGGCGGTATCTGGAATATCCGCGAGCAGTCGTCAACCGTCCATTTCTGCACCTCGAGCGCCTGTGCCTGCTCGGGATCAACACCTATTTTTTGAAATTCCGCCCCCTCCTCCAGAAGAGCTATTCGGTGAGACTCCTTGAGACCCTTATGCGCATCATTCCATGATTGTTTGAATCTTGAATATGCCGATTCCGACATTTCATTAGGGACTTTAACTGCCCCGCCCGGGCTGGCGTTATTACCGAAGAACCTCGCCCCGTACTCTTTTACCGCCATTCCGTAAGCGATTGCCATCTTGTGATACGAAACAACATCGTAACCCGTATAACCGTCGAATCCCAGTCCCTTGATATGCAGGACATTCTCATCGGCCAGTATCGTTTTTTCGTTATTGGGCAAAGTTATCTCGTAGTACGGCACGTAATTTTTATCTATTTTCCTTACAGTCCTGTCCGGCAATAGCGGCCATAGCGCAACAGGTTTGCCCGCTCCATTACGCTGAATCTCTGCATAGCCGTTGCCGTAGGTAAGCACGTGCGCCATTCTCGTCTCGAGAAATGTCACCGCATCGACGTATGGATTGGGCCTGTCATGCAGTAATTTATAGATCGGGTGTTTGAACAATCTTTTCTTGCCGCCGGCATCGAGCCTCTGATATACGATAAAGGGAAGCGCTGCCAGCGTTCCGGATATAATCCTGACCGCCGACCAGAACGGGGTATATTTGAGCGCTGTCGTCTTATTGACGGTAGCGCCGGTAACATCGTCCTGCCCGCCGGTGAAACAGTCGATAAGCCACTGCGCTGGGCGGGCCAGCGTGGACCTTTTCGTCACCACATGCTCGATTGTCTTACAGATTGCACCCATAAATTATTCCCGCTCATTCGCCGCGGAAGCTATTCAACCCGTCGCTTGTGCCTCGTTGCTCGTTTTCATCTCTCAAATTTCAAATTAACTTTTAACTTTAGTTCACTTTTTCAAAGAATCTATAAACAGCCCGCCGCCGAATATAAATAATCCAGCGCACAGACCCTTAATTATTCCCGTCATTAACGTCATCGCAGCCGGCAGGTGAAAATAAGTCCCCGCCCCGAGCGTTGCCAGTGATAATCCTATTAATCCTATCAATCGTCTCATTTATGCACTTATTTTTTCAAATTCATGTCGCAAATGTTTTCTCTGCTCGTAAAGCTTTCGCTCAGTCAAAATGTCCGGATTATTTTTTATATCCTCATCTACTTTGTAAGTATTTTTTCTTAATTTAAAAGTCGGCCAGAATACTCCGGGACTAAGTTGTATATAAGCCGATGCCATTTTTATTTTTTGATTCACTTTACACTTTATTCACTTTTAACTTACGTTGTCCTTATCCCCCTGGTCTCGTAGATACTTTTCTTAGGCGCTGGTTCCGTCATCCACATCCCTATATCCATCAGCAGGCACACGAACCCGTCGATTCTCTTGGTCTCGTTGGTCTTTCCTTTCGTTCGCACGCTCTTGACAGGCCGGATATTGCCGTTGCAGTCCATATACGCCTCGACGTTCGATGCCATCCACAGCATTACCGGGTGATTGAGTCCCGCTATTTTATGCTCGAGGTAAAGTCTTTCGCATGTCTTCATCGCCGGCGAGAAATTTGCTATCGTCTGTCTGAACTCGAACGTCTTATTCTCGTCCAGTCCCGCCCTGATAAGGTCCTGCCTCATCTTCTCTGCGGACCACGGGTCATAGGCAAACTTAAGAATATCGAACTGCTCGAAATCCCTTTCGATATCCTCCTGGACGATCTTATAATCGATAACATTGCCGTCCGTGGCGGTAATCAGCCCCTCTCTTACCCACTTTTCGTACTGCGCAGCGTCCGTATGCTCGCGGTCCTTGATTTTATCACCGGGTATCCAGAACCGCGGCACGATTGTAAATTGCTCATCGCCCGTCGGGAATAAGTGGACGAAGGCGGAAATATCTTTTGTAGCCGATAAGTCCAGCGAGCTGTAGCAGGACTTGCCTTTCAAATTTTCCGCCGGTACTATCATTGGGGATTTCTTCCATTCTTCGATATTTACCCACTTGATATACTGCGTGGTCCAGATGTTGAGCCTTTTGGTAAGAAAATTGTTCATTGCCCCCGGTTTTTCCCTGGCCATCCTGGCCATTCGCCGCATATCGTCTATCTGTTTATCGAAGTAGCTCTGCGGATTGGCCTTCGCCCAGCACCTCTCGTCCATCGGGTCATCTCCTTCGTCGATAGTGAAGATTATCCCGAACCACTCATCATCCTCGGTAGCCCCCTCGAGTATCCTGCAGACATAGTCCCTTATCTCCGTATAGCAGAAACAATTGATATCGAACCCTGCGGTTGTAATCATAAAGTCCAGCGGCTGAATTCTGGCCCCGTGAGCTGAATCGATAACATCGTACATCTCTCTTGTCTTATGCGCGTGTAACTCATCCCAAATTGTGAAGTGCGGATTGAATCCCTCGCCGACGTCCGAATCTTTGCCTAACGGCTCGTAGATGCCATCGTTCGCCTCGAAGCTTATCCGGCCCGATACCTTGGCGATATCCAGTCTGCGTCGCAGGCTGGGCGAGTGTTTTACGTATTTTTCCGCCTTCGAGTGCAGGACTTTTCTTGCGTGCTGTTTATCGACACCTGCCGAGTAATTTTGAGGTCCCGGCTCACCGTCTATTATAAGTCCGCCCATTCCTATCCCGGCGGCAAAAGTCGTTTTCCCCACCTTTCGTGCTATCTCGTTATATGCTTTTCGAAATCTTCGTGTCCCATCCGCCCGGAACCAGCCGAATACGTTCCATACGATGAACAGCTCCCAGTTATCTAATTCTATCGGCTTGCCCGCGAACTGCTCGCCCTCGTAATGGTTAAGGCACAAAAAGAAATCCACCCATATCTGGGCTGCGCCCGGATCGTGATACAGACCGCGCTCGCTGGCTGTTTCGAGGTCGTTATAGTATCTTTGTACCGCCAATTTAGTCCATTTACAGGCGGCGATGGTGCCGTCCAGGATTTCATCGCACCAGGCCTCCACCCTGGCATTGGTAATTATAGCCGAATCTGTTTGTTCCAGCGTTGTCGTCATAATAAGAGCAGGGCAATAAAAAACGGCAAGTCAGTGAGTTGGCACCAACTTGCCGTAATTTATTCTCTCGTTCGTCCCCGGCTGGCCGGCCTTAGACGAAGCCCTCGAACCCTGCGGCTCGCTTTAATTTAACTCGTTACATTGGTCTCATCGTCAAATCCCCTGTTTTTGCTATTATGCTTCTGTATTCTGTATTCTGTATTCTTTCCGGTCAACCGCTATTTTTCAATAATTTTTAAGTCACTTTTTAACTTTCGTCTTTCCCGGCGTTGCCGGGTTTATCCTGTCTTTCCTCATCGAGTTCCATATACTTCTGGCCTCGTAGTCGTTTTTGATAGCCTCTTTGAATTTCGCAACCGAGCCCAATCCTAATTGCTCTGCAATCTCCTCGATTGAGTTGCCATCCTCCGCCGATCTCTTTAGTATCCGCAGGAACTGTCCCCGCTCGAACACCTCTTTTAGTTGCGGATACTTTTCAACTATCCCAGCCATTGGCGTCCTAATCCCGCTGAACCTGTCAGCATCTATTATATTATCGCAGTTAAGCCCGAGAAACCGTACTCTCAGGGCCGATATAGGCGGTCGCCCGCTTGTTTTCTTCTTAATGACTTTTTTATTTGTCTTGAATTTTTTATCGTATTTTTTTAACTCTTTAAGCTCCGGACCCGAAAGTGCCTTGCCGGATTTGACCTTCTTTAATAATGCCAGATACCGATGCCTCTGGGCAATAACTGTAATATCCTTATCGCTTTTTAGATTTTGCCCTGCCATTATACCTCTTTTATTTGCCCTGAATTTGACGCCACGGCCGCCCGTGGTCGATTATTTCCCGATTTACGCCCCGTAATACCCCTCTTCCCCGCTTTTGGCCGCTTTTTTAATGAATCCGCCTGAAGGCGGGCCTTTTTGCCCGTAAAATCCTCCCACCGCCTGACAATCACATCGCAGTAATGCTCATCGATCTCCATCCCGAAACACCGCCTCCCCAGCTTCTCGCAGGCAATCATCGTAGAACCGGAACCGCAATAAGGCTCAAATAAAATCATTTCACGATTAGTATACATCATCAAATATCTCATCGGTAATTCAACCGGAAATGACGCTACATGACCAGATTCTCTTGCCTTGCCCTGAATATCGTGCCAAACACCATTAACTGCCCATACAGGAGTGCCTATTTTCTGACCGCTTCCATCATTTGCGTTTTTGAATGTTGAAATAAACCCCGCATTGCCTCTCTGGTCTGTAAATAAACCCAAATATTCCCAGTGCATATCTATCTTGTCATTTGCCCTTGATGGCGTTACCCCTCCATTTTTTGCCCAAATCCGTATATGCCTGAGTAAATAATTGTTTTTATTCAAAGCATCGATCCACCAGTCAATCAATAATGCTGGCTGTTTTTTCCCTGTTATTTTTTCAGCAATACCAATTGGCGATATATTACCTGTATTGATAACAATTCTGCCTTTGCAATGTTTAGTCAAAACTTTTGAACTGCTTGAT